CTGGGTTTGCAGGTGCAGGAAATGTTGGACTAGACCAGTTGGCGCAAGTTGGTAAAGACACATTTCAACGGTTAGGAATACCAACAAGTCTAAACGATATTACAGGAGAAAATCTTGGTAGTACAGCTGGAAGGGTGGCGGCATTTGCTGCTAGAAAAGGTATAGACACAATTGCACCAAACGCAGGAAGATCTATTGATGCAGGTTTAGGCAATGTAGTTAATCCTAAAGCATCTCTTTTCTTTGATGGTATGAATTTAAAACAATTTGATTTTCAATGGACATTAGCACCAATGAAAGAAACAGAATCTGATGTGATACGCCAAATAAATAATACTGTTAAGAGAAATATATTGCCATCATATAGTACTGTACTAGGATTTAAAAGATCACTTCTTAATTATCCTAGTACAGTAGATATATACTTTTTCGGTATAGATCAAGAATATTTCTTGCATTATAAAACTGCTATGGTGCAATCTTTTAATTTAGAATTTTCTCAACAAGGTCAAGCGATACTTAAAGGCGGGAAACCTGCGGTACAAACCATGACTATGACATTAATGGAAACAGATATTCATACTTCGGAAGATTATGATGGCGAGTCAACAGAAAGTAGAGATTTGACACTCAACAGCGGAGCTCCTGGATTTAGAGAAGGCCAATAAGGACAACAAAAAATGAAAGATTATTTTTCAAATTTTCCAGAAATAAGTTATAATAATGTTCTTATAAAAGACATATCACAAAGAGTTAACTTTTTAAAACAAACAATAGATAATCCTTATGTGTATCTGCCTTATACAATTGAAGAAGGTGAACGTGCCGAAGATATTGCATTTCATTATTATGGAGATCCAAGATATTCTTGGTTAGTATATTTGGCAAATAATATTGTTGATCCATATAACGAATGGCCAATGGACGAATACACTTTTAGTCAATATTTAATCGCTTCATATCAAGAAAAAACAAACGGTAAAACTGGATATGATGTTGTTGATTGGACAAGAGATACTAGCCGCACCGATAACATTGTGTATTATTATAAAGAGGTATAAAATGGCAGTAGATTTAATTAAACTTTCACCTGATAGTTTTAGAACAATTTTTCTTCGTAAAGAAGATAGAACAATTTTAAGAACAGAAGCAGGCCGTAGAATTATTATTAAAAGGATTATTCCTGAAGAATGGCAAGCATATCGTGTTTATGAATACGAGCAAGCTCTTAATGATAATAAGAGAAACATCAAACTTATTGACAGAGCATATGTTTCAACAATAGAAAAGCAAATTCAAGATAAACTTAAATGAGCGACAGAGTAATAGCAGGCCATTTTGAGTTAGTAAGCGCTACCCTTATATCTTATTCAGGGACTATAAGACAAGCGCTTGACGCAGGAATTATGTATGAATTTTATATTGAAGAATCTATAAACGCAGATTCTTTAAGAGGTAGTGCAAAATTACACGATAAAATTGGAATTTTAGAAAAATTACCTATTCGTGGTGAAGAAACACTTGAGTTAGTTATAAAAGACATATTAGGGATTGAAAGAACTTATCTTATGTCTGTATATAAAGTTACAAACGTAAATGTGACAACAACTAATGATGGTTATTCTTATACGATACATTTTGTTTCCAAATCACGTTTTAACGCCAGCTTTAGGCGTATTACCAAAGCATATAACGATACAAATACAAATATAGTAAAAGATATATATGACAAATACTATAAAGATAATGATAACAAAAAAGAATTAATCAGCGAAGACACTTTTGGAACTGGTAAGATTATAATTCCAAATTATACTCCAATGCAAGCAATGAATTTTTTAGCTTCAAAATCATATAGCCGAAACAGCGCCTCCAGTTCATTTAGATTTTTTGAAACTTATAATAATTATTATTTTATATCAGATGAACAACTTATTCGTAATGCAACAGCAAATCCTGATAATATACAAGAATTTATATTTAGTGAAGCATTAGATAAATCAGGACAAAAAGATTTAAATGTTGAACTTCAAAATATAATGAAAATGTCTTATACGGATCGCATCAATTCGTTATCAGATCTTTTAGCCGGTGCTTATCGTAGTCATACAATTGAAATAGATTTAATTCAAAAAACTGTTACTTTACCCACAAAGGGTGGAGGCCGATCTTGGAAAAAGAATAATACTTCTAATTATGTTTCTGTTTCTGGTAAAAAAACAAACATATTAAACCAATCACAAGAACCACATACACAAGAATTTATTGACAAGTTTTACACGGAAGAAAATCAAAGAAGATATCTTGTTGTTAGAGACTATGTTCAAGGTTATCGATATAGACAAATAAATACAAATCAACATTTGCCAGAAATTGCTATGAATAGAACAGCATATCGACACGCTTTAATGAATACAGCGTTAGATATTACTATAAATGGTAGATTTGATGTTAATGCCGGTGATATAATTAAAGTTAATGTGCCACCTTTTATATTTGCTCCTGGAGATCAAGAAGGACTTAATAATCAATTATCCGGTAATTATCTTGTATATGGGCTTGTTCATTCTTTTATTTTTGATGTTCATACGATAGGTTTAAAAATTGTAAAATATGATTGGGATACAGAATAATGAATGAAACCGGCGCAGGAATAAGAGATCCTTTATTTTTTATAGGAGTTGTTGAGAACAATATTGATGAGCGCTTTGAAGGGCGTGTTCAAGTGCGTGCTTTTGGAATACACGGAACTATTGACCAAATCCCAAGAGAAGATCTTCCTTGGGCTCATTGTATTCAAGGATCTTATGATCCAAACGCGCCAGTTCCTCCACTTAATTCTTTTGTGTTTGGTTTCTTTATAGATGGTCGTGAAGCTCAACAACCAATGATACTTGGTTTAATTCCTACACAAATGACAGAAATACTTAATCCAAGTATAACTGGATGGGGCGCGCCGATCACAGGAGAATCCCCTTCACAAGGTTCGAACCCTGAGGATTTTGGACAGCCTCAAAATTCTCCTCTTGCAAGAGGTGAATATTCACAAGAAACGTATGTCCTCGTACAAGAATCAAAAAGAATAAAAAACATACCAAATGCAGTTGGTCTTGATGAAGAAAGAACAGCTTGGTCAGAACCGTATAGTTCATATAATGCGAAATATCCTAACAATAGAGTAATAGAAACAAGGGCTCATGTAATTGAACTTGATGATACTCGTGATCATGAAAGATTTATGATATATCATAAACTAAATGGTTCTTTTGTTCATATAGGCCCATCAGGTTCTGTTACTCATAAAGCATCGAGTGACAAATATGAAATAAACGATAGGGCACAACACGTTTTTGTTGGTGGTAAAAGTAATGTCACAATTGTTGGTGATAGCAGAGTTTATGTTCAAGGAAATAAGGTTGAAGAAATTAAAGGAGATTATACACAGATCATTCGCGGAAACCATTATGTAGGTGTTGCCGGGCAAATGAATTTTAACTCAGGTGATGAAATGCAACTACGATCCGCAAAGATACGTATTGAATCAAATCTTGAAAATATTAATCTTAAAGCAGCCAAAAATATTAAAGCACAGAGCGGTGAAAATATTCATATCAAATCTGGGATTGCAACGTTCCTTGAATCTGCAAAGACAACAAATGTAAAAGCCGGTGAAAACATATATCTTGATGCTGATAGCGGAATTATACACATAAACGCGAACACAGTGAATATAGATGATAAAATTAGTATGGCAAATGGTGCAGCAGGATCTGCAACATCCGCAAATACCGCGGAAGCAACTGAATTGCCAGAACCGCCAGCAAAAGATGTACCTACAACTCAGCACGTAAATGTCACTGCGCCTAATGATGTTGGATATGCAGCTCAAGATGATACAACGCCTCCAACAACTGAAACTACAACTACGTCTGCAACAAATGATATAAATGATCCAAATGATCCTGGAGTTAAAGCAAGATTGGATGCATTAAGAAACGATCCTGAATTTATGAGAGAATTTGAAGCAACTCTTGAAAGATTCCCAAATCTAACCGCGGATCAACTTTGGGGTACGATAGCCGGTGAAAGCGGAGGAGATCCAACGGATAAAAATCCAAATGAATTATATGCAGGATTATTTCAATTAGGAGAAAGCACTGGATTAGATCCAGATGCTATAGCACGTCTTTCTCCTGCGGAACAGATGTCACTATATAGAGGATATCTTGAATCATTTAATTACGCAGGAGGTGATTTAGGAATGTATCAAGCTGCACCTGAAGTAGTAAAAAATTATATTAGAATAAACAACGGTAATTTGCCTCCAAATAATGTATTGCTGTATATACCAAGCCAATATACTACTGCACAAATAGAAGCATTACAAAGAGCAGGATATATTACAGAATATGCAAGTAGAGAATTTGATGATGTTGTTCTTGCTCAAAATAGTGCAGGAGGTAAAACTACAATTACACCTGGCACAGTATGGGTGGAAGACGTTTCACAAGATCTAAAAGACTTAGGCATACCCGGAGTAATTACCGTTGGTAAAGTAAACAGTTATTATAATGACCAGGTAAGAGGGAGCTAAGATGAGTACAAGTAATTTATGTCAAGACTCGGCTCACGTAGTTCATATCGGAACTTCTTTTAAAGAAAATCCTTTGAACATTGCAGACATAGATCGTCCATTAAGCGATTTAACAACTCAGTTTTTAACTGGTTCAATAATTGATGCTAACTACAACGATCCTGTGACTGCTGCGGTTAGAGAATATGGCGAAGATACTTTTTATAAATCAGTTGCAGATATTAACACTTATTTCGCTCGTACTGATTTAAGAGCTCTTGTAACTGAAGCTGATACACCTTTACTTAATCAAAGAGTGACAAGTGATTATGTATTTACACCAGTTGAAATAGCTCAATATATACGAGATTTTGGTTATACGCCTATTAGTTTATCAAATCAAATACAAGTTGTTTCAAATAAAATACCAAAAGAATTAGAAGCATTTTATGCAAAGAATTTTACTAGTAGTTCTATGGGTAGTTTTTGTAGTTTATTACCAACTATCTTTGGAGCTATTGGCGTATTTTTTAGTGCTTTAAATGATGTTGCTAATCTGGTAAACAAGTTAAAAAACTTTGCATTAAATTTTTCTTTAGCAGGATTAATAAATCAACTTAAAACAAATATTTTAAACGTAATTGATAAGACAATAGAAAAAGTAAAAAGTATAATAGATAATTTTTCTATGGAAAATATACTTAGTACCACAAATAGAGTTGTAAATGATGTTATATGCAAAGAGTTTATGAAAATTAAAGAAACCGTGCAAAGATTTTTTGATGGTACGGCTATTGAAAATTTTAAGAAAAAGATTGAAGCACTTATTGATTATGCTGTAGGATTATTTAAAGATCCAACTTTAGACGAAATACAATATCTTATGTATCGTTTTTGTGGTTTTATATCTTCGGTTGAAGAAGGTATAAATGCATTAAAAGAACCTTTAAATAATTATGCAAATGTGTATAAACAAACCGCAGCAGCGTTAGCTGCAAGAAGTGCTTGGAATACTGCATTTGCAAAACGTGCTGGTGCAATTCGCTATACCGATGAGGAAAGAAAAGAAGGTATAAATAACGGTATAGAAAGAGCAAAAAGTCAAAATAATCAATGGCAAGAACCGGTTTCTTGTTCGGAATATGAAAACATTACTACTTGGAATAATGGAGAAGGTGACGGGAGAATAACATTTTTTCCTTCAGCACTAATGAAAACATCTGAGTCTTGGGCAGGTTTGGATATATCCACAAGAGTTAAACTTATGAGGGTTCAAAAAGAATTTGGAAAACAGCTTATTATTTTAAAAGGATATCAACCACTGCCATCTGACTTTACGTCAACAGTCAAAAGTTTTGGCACTGAGATGCATGCAGCAGGAAAGGCAGTGGATTTGCAATGGGATGATTATAACATAACAAATCGTGAAGAATTTATTACTATAGCACGACATAATGGGTTTGGTGGAATTGGAAGATATAAAGGTTATCTTCATATTGATTTAGGACCAAATAGAGAATGGATTGGTCCAAACTTATCGTCGGATGACCCAAATTATAACAGCTCTTATAATTTATAAAATCGTAAGGAAAAACGTAGATGGTAGTACAATTAGTTACACCACAACTTAAAAAACAAAAACTGTATTCAGACTTTCATAAAGATCTGAGCGTTAATCCTATTTCAGGTGATGTTGCATTAAAAACAAATGAAGAAGCTGTAAAAGAATCAATAAAAAATTTAATTCTTACAGATCGTGGTGAACGATTATTTCAGCCGTATGTTGGTGGAAATGTACGTGCGATGTTATTTGAAAACAACACACCGGCAACTATTAAGCTTCTTCAAGAACAAATTAAAGACACAATAAAAATATATGAGAAAAGAGCTACTCTTGTTGATGTAGAAGTGACGTCAACACTTGATGAAAATGTTATTCGTATTTTAATATATTTTTATATAAACAGTGTAGAACAACCAATATCTCTTACGGTATTTCTAGAGAGGACTAGATAAATGGCAACCAAACCTATAAATGAACTAGATTTTACGGCCATTAAGCAGCAGTTCATTTCTCATTTGCAGAACCAAACACAATTTAAGGACTATGACTTTACTGGGTCAAATATGAATGTCCTCCTTGATGTTCTTGCATATAACACATATCAGAATAATTTCTATACGAATATGGCAATTAATGAAATGTTTCTTGACTCGGCGGTTCTTAAAAATTCAACCGTTTCGCATGCAAAAGAACTTAATTATTTACCACGTTCACGCACTTCTGCAAAAGCTGTTGTAAACATATCTATTGTAGATGAGACAGAACCTTCGAAAAATATTACAATTCCAAAGTATACTGAATTTACTGTTAATTATCAAGGAAATACATTTACTTTTATAACAGCAAAGGCATATATTGCACAAAAGACAACATCAGGTCCATTTGTTGCGACAAATGTTGAAATCTTTGAAGGTCAAATTCTTACAAATTTTGAAAAAGACGGTTTCTTTCTTGATGATGAAAATTTTCTTAGATGTAATCTTACAAACGACAACATAGATACAAGCACTATTGAAGTTTATGTAGATGACGAGGCAACCGAAGGTCAAAATCAATATTACTATACCGCTGACATATTTGGTGTGACCGCAACGAGTAAAGTATTTTATTTAAGTCCGTATTTTGATGATCGTTATACAATATATTTTGGTAGAAATGTATACGGAAAACAACCAGAACCTGATATAGATATAAAAGTACAATATAGAGTCACGAGTGGTGCTGAAGCTAACGGAGCAACAGGATTTACTACTGCCTTTCGTTCTGGTGTTACGGTCACAACAGTTTCAAGCGCATCAGGCGGTGCTGAACGTGAAAGCATTGATAGCATAAAATTCTTTGCACCAAAATCAATACAAATTCAAGAAAGAGCTGTTACCGCAAGCGACTATGATATTCTTTTAAGACAAAGATTTCCTGAAATACGTTCAGTATCAGTATATGGTGGAGATGAGCTTACTCCTCCTCAATATGGAAAAGTTGCGATTTCTGTTAACTTACAAGGCGACGGAGTTTTATCTGAAACAAACGAATATGAATATGTACGATATTTAGCAGATAAAAGTCCGCTTACGATTGAGCCGATCTTTGTTGATCCTGAGTTCTTATACGTAGAAGCCGTGATTGACGTAACTTATTCTAGAAAATTAACAAGCAAATCTACGTCAGAACTTGAAGCTTTAGTAAGACAGGCTGTTCTTTCTTATAATACTACAAACCTTGATGATTTTGGAAAAACTCTTCGTTCATCAAGACTTATTACCACAATAGACGCATTAGATGAAAGTATACTAGGTTCTGACCTTTGCGTCAATCCTATTATAGAATATGCCCCGATATTAAACTTAACTCTTAATCCTAGTTTTAAATTTAATGAAAAACTTGTAAAACCATATCCGTACCGTGCAGCGTCAGGATTTTCAGATTTTAAACCGTCAATAGTGAGTTCAACATTTACATACTCTGGTATTGTATCTAAGCTACAAGATGATGGTGCAGGAAATATGAGAATTATTAATACAAGCACAACTAATCCTGAAATTATCAATCCTACTATTGGAACTGTTGATTACACAACAGGTGAAATTAAATTAATTAATTTTGCAGTAGAATCTTTTTCTGGCGACGCAATTAAAATATATGCGGCTACAACTTCTTCAAATGTCACTGCACCAAAGAGTAGAATTTTAACAATAAGAGATGAAGATATTCTTATTAACTTTATAGAGTCAAAAGCATAATGGCTATAGATAAATTAATTTCGTTTCATATTGAGAGACAGTTTCCTGCAATATATCGTGAGGATGGTCAAGAACTTGTGCAATTTGTAAAAGAATATTATAAATTCTTAGAAACAAACACAAGCCAATCTTTATATAATGGAAGAAGAATATACGAGTATCGTGATATTGATACTACGCTTGAAAGAATGCTATTATTCTTTAAAAATAAGTACCTTGCCGATCTTATTTTTGATGATACTACAATTCGTATTATTGTAAAAAATATATTAGGTCTTTATAGACGCAAAGGTACAAAAGACGGTTTAACTTTATTCTTTCAACTTTTTTATAATGAAACAATAAAAGTATATAATCCATCACGAGATATGTTACGTCCATCGGACTCGGAATGGAAAAAAGGTCGCTATCTTCAAATGTTTCCAAATGACGGAATATTCACGTCTACAAGAAACAGCCTACAATATACTTATCAAGATATTATAGGTAAAACGATTATAGGTGAAGCTTCAGAAGCAAAAGCTGTTGTTGATAAAATTAATTTAATTATTCTAAATAATTCAATTGTTCCTATTGTGTTTATTAATGATATAACTGGAAATTTTATAGGACTTGAAGGTATTGTCTCGGTTATAAACGGCATACCTGTAAGATTTGGAACTATAGACGGATCTTTATCAAGCATAGCAATTGACAATAACTTTAGAGGAACGCTTAATAATAACATTGGTGATATTGTAACTTTTAAGAGTGTTTCAGATTCAATAGGAGGTCGCGGATTAGTTACAAACGTAACCACTGAATTTACTGGAGTTGTTAGTTATGAAGTTGCGGACGGCGGTTGGGGATATTCAGTTGACTCAACAAAGTTATTAGTATCTAACCAAGTTATCTTCATGGATAACTCAGCTTTAAATTTTACGATTCTAGAAAAGCTTGTAGACACAAATGGTAATACTGGAGTTGTAATAGGCCAATCAGATTTGCTTGTAGCAGTTAAAGCCGATGCAGGAAAAGAGTTTTCTGATAGCTATGTTATTTCTACTGTTGACCGCACACCAAATGTTACACTTAATTCTTTATCAGGAAGTACTGCTATAAGAGTTGTAGCAAAAAATGACACATCACCTGGTAATCTTTATCCTGATACATTAAATGCTAGCGACGTTAAAGTTGGCGAACTAAAAAATACTGAAACCGTGTCACTCATTTTTGATGTGATAGGAGATTTTA